AAAAAGTAAATACTACCCCTGAACTCCGAAATATGTTAGTAATTGCGGACAGGCTAAAAATAACTTTAAAACAAGTATTAGAAATGTCAGAAGCTGAATATAACACTTGGTTAGGTTATTTGATGCTAGAACAAGACGAATATAATAGAAATAGAAAAATATAATGGCACAGAATTTAGTACTTAATATTCTAGCAAAAGATAAGACTAAAGTAGCTCTTCAAGGAGTTCGTAATGGTCTTAATAATTTAAGAACTGCTGTGTTTTCATTACAATCAGCTATTGTTGGTATTGGTGGTGGTCTAGTAATAAGATCATTAACAAAGGTAGGATCTGAGGTAGAGGACTTAGGTGTAAGATTTAATTTTTTATTTGGTAATGTAAAAGAGGGAACTAAAGCATTTGATAACTTAATAGGTTTTGCGGCACGAGTACCTTTTTCACTTCAAGAAATATCAGCGGCATCAGGTAACTTGGCAGTTGTGGCCAAAGATGCAGATGATCTAACTCGTATATTAAAAATAACAGGAAACGTTGCGGCAGTAACAGGATTAGATTTTAGACAAACCGCAGAGCAAATACAGAGATCATTTGCTGGAGGTATAGCGGCCGCAGATGTATTTAGAGAAAGAGGTGTTAGAGCTTTATTAGGTTTTAAAGCTGGTGCTACAGTTACTGCGGAAGCTACTATAAAAGCCTTTGAGGATACCTTTGGTGAGGGAGGAAGGTTTGGTAAAGCTACTGAGGTTCTTGCTACTACATTCACTGGTACTCTATCGATGTTACAAGATAAATTATTTAAATTTAAATTAGAAACAAATAGAGCTGGTTTTTTTGATTTCTTTAAAAATGCACTTGTAGTTATAAATAAAGGGATAGAGGATAATGCAACAGCTCTGTCTAATTTTTCTAAAGCAGTTGGTGAGGGTTTAGTAAACTTTATAAAACAGGCATTGTTAGGTGGTGCGGCTTTACTTGATTTGCTAAGACCTATTTTTCAAACAGTTGCAATAGGTATTGGTGGATTAATAGATGTAGTTAAAGGTTTGCCACCAGGTATTAGAGAGCTTGGTATAGTTGGCTTTCTGATGCTTGGAAGAACAGGCAAAATAGCCATCGTTGGTATATTAGGATTATTAAAAGCTATCGGAGTTGATCTAGATAAAATAACAAACAGCATTTTTGGAGCAACTAAACAAACTGAAGAGTTTGGCCCAGCTATGAAATCAGTAAATGAGTTTATAAAAAAAATAGAAGAAAATATAATTGTATCAAAAGAGCAGTTAGCAGAACTTCAAAAAGAACTTAAAAAAGTAGAAGACTCTGCTGAAAAAACATTAGTTTCTTTTGCAAAAATAAAAGACACAATTAAAAACCAAATTAAAAAAGATTTAGAAGCTGTGAATGACACTATAGGTAAATTTATATTAGGTGGTGTTAAATCATTCTCAAGAGCTTTAGCTGAAGCAGTTGTTCTTGGAAAACAATTAAATATGACACTAAAAGAATTAGCTCAAAAATTATTAGTAGATATTCTTGCATTTACTATTCAAACAGTAATTCAAAAACAAATAGAATTATTTTTAACAGATATGAGTTTAAAAAAAGAAGAGGATAAGTTAAAAGTTTTTAAAGAGCAAGGAAAAGAACTCAGAAAAAACACTGGATTAGGTTTAGTAAGTTCAGCTTTATCTTTTTTACCAGGTTTTGCACAAGGTGGTGCGGTTGGAAAAGGAAGGCCTATAATGGTTGGTGAGAGAGGCCCAGAACTATTTATACCAAACTCAACAGGGCAAATAGCACAATCTGCTAGAGGTATGGGAAGTGGATCAGCAGTTGTTAATTTTAATATAAATACAATAGACTCAAGAGGGTTTGATCAAGCATTAGTCGAAAATAGAGGAACTATAACATCAATAATAAATAATGCTTTAGCAGAAAAAGGTAGAGGAGAGTTAATTTAATGTCAGGTTCATTTCCAATATCTAGTGCCGCTTTTGAAACAATGGGTATTCAATCGAAACAGAATACAATAATTTCAAAATCTTTATCAGGTAAAAAACTTTCAAGACAAATAGATAATCAAAGATTTGGATTTACTGCATCTATTATTGTTGGAAAACGATCAGACATATATGGTGAGCTTATGGCTTTTATTGTAAAGCAAAGATCAGCAAAAGAAAATTTTACAATTATCCCTCCAGAGGTTGAGGATGCTAGAGGTGATGAAACAGGAACTCTAGCAGTTAATGGAAGTCACACCGCTGGTGATACTACAATTGCAATTGATGGTTTTGCTGGGGATGGAGCTGGAAGGTTAAAAGCTGGTGATTTTATTAAATTTAATGGACATACTAAAGTCTATATGATTGTAGCAGATGTAACAAGTTCATCTAATGCGGCTACAGTTACAATAGAGCCACCTTTAGTTTCAGCTTTGGCAAACGATGAAACTGTTAGTTATGACAATATACCTTTTACAGTTCATCTAACTAATGACATTCAAGAGTTTGGTGTTGTTGGTGCAGATAAATCTGGAAATTTATTATATAAATTTGAAATAGATGTCGAAGAAGCAATATAAAATTAAATATTTTATGAATGCTGATATTTTGGCAGAAGAGATAGTTGAGGCAGAAAATATAGATGTAGATAATCTTGATCTGAAAAAACATGATTTTCCATCAAAAAATGCTGACTACATAGTGAATGGTGATATAAAGGTTATTAGAAAAAGTATAGAAGATTATGGCGAGAACATTAACAACAGCAGTAAAAAATGAATTAGCGGCAAATGAGATTAGACCTGTCCATCTCATTACTATTGGTTTTGGAACACCTGTAAATATAACAGATTGTGGCTTTAGTCTTACATCTTCTATATCAGGTTCAAGTGTAACTTATTCTCCATCATCTTTTTTAGTATCTATTCCAACATTTACAGAAGAAACAGACGTAACAAAAACATCATTACAACTCGCTTTATCTGGTGCAGATCAAACATTTATATCAACTTGTCTTAACGAAAATATAGTCAATGATAGTGTTGATATATTTAGAGCATTACTAGATAGTTCTAATGCTATTATAGCTGACCCTGTATTGTTATACTCAGGCAATATAGATACATTTCAAATTGACGAATCTGAAACAGAATCCACAGTAATATTAACAGTAGTATCTCATTGGGCAGACTTTGAAAAAAAATCAGGCAGACAAACAAACAATAATTCACAGCAAAGATTTTTTAATACAGATGTTGGTATGGATTTTGCAAGTCAAACTGTATTAGATATTAAATGGGGTAGAGCATAATGGGTTTTTCAATAAGTAGAGCATTTAAAAGTGTTACAAAAGTTTTTAGAGCAGTTAAAGCATTTAATTTTTTAGGAAGTATAAATCCTTTTGTAGCATTAGGTGTATTTGCTGTCGGTTGGTTATTCATAAGATCAAGAAAACCTGATGTTCCTGATTTTGGAACTAATGATTTTGAAGAAACTGAAAGAGGAATATTAGTAAATAAACAATCAAATAATTCATCAATACCTGTTGTTTATGGAGAAAGACTTATTGGTGGAACAAGAGTATTCATACAAACATCAGGAACAGATAATGAGTTTTTATATGTAGCTTTAGTATTATCAGAGGGTGAAATAAACTCGATTGAAGAAATAAGAGTTGATGATAAAGTTGTTACATTTTCAGGTGCATTAACAGATAACACTCAGAGAACAGTTGCAAGTTCAGATTCTAATTTTTATAAAGATGGTGTAAGTTATATAACAGTAGAACCACATTTAGGAACAGATGGACAGAGTGCATCAAGTTTATTATCTACATTATCAGGCTGGGGAACAAATCATAAATTATCAGGTATAGCATATTTAGCACTTAGGTTTAAATGGAATCAAGATGTATTTGGTGGAATACCAACTGTTCAAGCTAAAATAAAAGGTAGAAAAGTTGTAACACTTGATGCAAGTTTAAATGAATTATCTGAAACATTTTCTACAAATCCAGCATTTTGTTTATTAGATTATTTAAGAAATGAAAGATATGGTAAAGGTATTGCTACAGCTAATATAGATTTACAAAGTTTTAGAGATGCTTCACAAGTTTGTATTACACAAGTTACACCATTTTCAGGTGGAAGTGATATAAATATATTTGATACAAATGCTGTTCTTGATACATCAAAAAAAGTAATTGATAATGTAAGAGATATATTAAGAGGTTGCAGAGGTTATCTACCTTATGTTCAGGGTAAATATAAATTAGTAATTGAAACAACAGGTACAGCTTCTATATCTTTGACAGAAGATGATATTATAGGTGGATATAGTTTAGCATCACCAACAAAAAATTCTAAATACAATAGAGTGATTGCAACATTTGTAAATCCTGATCGTAACTTCCAAGCAGATCAAGTTACATTTCCACCAACAGATGATAGTGCTTTGGCTACAGCAGATAAACACGCAACTATGAAAACAGCAGATGGTGGATTTTTGTTAGAGGGTAAGTTTGATTTTAAAACTATTACATCACCTTATCAAGCTGAAGAAATGGCAGAGATAGTTCTTAGACGAAGTAGAGAATCTTTAGGTCTTAGTATTGTTGCTGGATTTAATGCTTATCAATTACACATAGGAGATATTGTAAATATAACATTATCTAGTTTAGGTTTTTCTACAAAAGCTTTTAGAGTTATACAAATGACTTTTAATGAAGATTATACAATCACTTTACAATTAGTTGAACATCAAGATAGCCATTATACTTTTGCATCAAAGACACAAGTTGCATCTACACCATCAACTACTTTACCAAATCCATTTGTAGTTCAACCACCAGCATCAGTAACTTTATCTGATACATTAGTTGAATATAATGATGGTACAGTTATTGTTGCTTTAGATGTAGCAATAGGTGTTTCTCCTGATAGTTTTGTTGATTTTTACCAAGTAGAATACAAACTAAGCACAGACACAGATTTTATTATTGGTTCAAGAGGTTCATCATTAACACATAGAATATTGAATGTAATCGACCAAAGAATATATGATGTAAGAGTAAAAGCTGTGAACACACAAGGAGTTAGTTCTACATTTGTTACAGCACAAAGAACTATTGTCGGTGCTATTGCACCACCCTCAGATGTTCAAAACTTTACTTGTAATGTTTCAGGACAAGATGCTCATTTAAGTTATGATGCAATATCGGATTTAGATTTAGCATTTTATCAGATAAGATTTTCTGAAAAAACTGATGGTACTGCTGAATGGTTAAACTCTGTAAATCTTGTAACAAAAGTATCAAGACCAGCAACATCAATTACTGTTCCAGCAAGAGTTGGAACTTATTTAATAAAAGCTGTAGATAAATTAGGTAACTTTAGTTCTAACGCAACAGCAGTAATATCTAATGTTGTTGGTGTGGAAAACTTTAATAATATAACAACTGTAAATGAACACCCAACATTTGCTGGTACTAAAACAAATGTATCACTATCAGATGATGCTATAATATTAAATTCAAGTGAGTTGTTTGATGCGGCTTCAGGATTATTTGATGCTAATACTACTAGATTTTTTGACTCTGGTGTTGCTAATGCAGACTTTTTAGCATCAGGTAATTATGAGTTTGAAAATGTAC